TAAACACTCAAACACCTCAATTTCTTAATCTAGTATTAGAGAGAACACGATAATGGCACTTACCAGCAACCGAATTAATGTAGCGGAGTTAGACTTCGATAATATCAAAGAAAACTTAAAAAACTTTCTTCGTGGACAAGATCAATTTAAAGACTACGATTTCGATGGCGCTGGTCTTAACATTCTATTAGATGTTCTTGCTTATAATACTCACTACAATAATATTTACACAAACCTTGCTGTAAATGAAATGTTTCTTGACTCAGCAGCAAAGCGTTCTAGTGTAGTTTCTCTTGCTAAGATGCTTGGATATGTTCCTCGTTCTGCCAGTTGTTCAAAAGCGACAGTTGACCTTCGCATCGTCAACCCAACATCTACACCGACAGTTACAACTTTACCATCATATCAACCATTTACTACAACAGTAGATGGACAAACATATACCTTCTACAATCAAGGAGATTATACAACATCAAATGGCGCGAACGGATATGTTTTTTCTGGAGTAACTTTAATTGAAGGAACTCCGCTTACATATAGTTATACTGTTACTGATGGTTCTAGATTTATTATTCCAAATAGTAATGTTGATTTATCAACTGTTCGTGTAACTGTTCAAGATTCAGCTAGTCTGGGTAATTTTACTACATACACATACGCCAATAATATTTTAACAGCATTAGATTCAGCAAGTAAAGTTTTCTTTGTTAAAGAAATTGAAGGAAATTTATTTGAAATATATTTTGGTGATGGTACTCTTGGCGCACAATTAATAAATGGTAATGTTGTTAATATTGACTATTTTGTTTCAAGTTTAAATGCTCCGAATGGTGCTCGTTTGTTTAATTATACAGGTATCTCTTTACTTGGTGGTTCAGCAAATATTTCAACTAAAGTAATTGCAACTGGCGGTGGCACTCCAGAAGATGTTGAAAGCATTCGTTATAATGCGCCAAGATCTTACGCTGCGCAAAATCGTGCTGTAACACCAGACGATTATAAAGCATTAATCTTAAGTGGTTTCGCTCAAGCGAGATCAGTTTCTGTCTGGGGTGGTGAAGTAAATTACCCAGCTGTTTATGGTAAAGTTTATATTTGTATTCTTCCAACTGATGCAGATAAATTAACATCTTTACAGAAAACATATATCCTTAATCAAATTTTAGCGAAAAGAAATATGGTTTCTGTTACGCCAGAAATTATGGATCCTGAGTATATTAATATTGCACTCAATGTAACAGCATACTATAACCCAACTATAACAAAGAAAACTCCAAATCAGTTACAACAAATTGTAACCGATACCATCTCAAACTATAATGAGTCTGATTTAAAGAGATTTGATGGCGTATTTAGACACTCCAAACTTTCTCGTTTAATAGATACTTCAGATGTTTCTATAGTAAACAGTAACATCACAGTTCTTTTAAGAAGAAAACTTATTGTTAAATATAACACTTCTGCGCAATATGTTTTAAATATCATTAATCCATTATATGCTTCTGGCCAAGCTGATGGTAGTATCTACTCAACTGGATTCTTTGTAAAAGATAGTACTGATGTCCACTATATTGACGATGATGGTTTAGGATCAATTCGTCTTTACACATTGGATAATAATTTCCAAAAGATTATTGTTGATCCAGCGATTGGTTCAGTTAATTATGACGCTGGATATTTGCAGATTAGTAACTTGTATATTACTGCTTTAGCAGATGTTGACTTTGAAATATCAATGAAACCAAGATCTAACGATGTTGTTTCAGCATTACATCAAGTTGCTGAACTTGGTTTAGACCACTTAACTGTTAATATGATTGCCGACCAAACTGCATCTGGCGATTTAAGCGCAGGATTTAACTATACATTTACTGACCTAAGACCAGCATAATATGCGTATCTCTTCACCATCTTTAATCTCAACACAGGTTCCTGAATTTGTTAGGGGAGATTATCCAACATTCGTTGCTTTTATTGAAGCATATTATGAGTATTTGGACAATAATGGCGTTGACCTTACATCACTAAGGGATTTAGATACAACATTAGACGATTTTATTAAGTATTTTAAAAATGAGTTGGCAATTAATATGCCAGCAAATTTACAAGTAGATGATAGATTTTTACTTGAAAATATCAAGAATCATTATCTGGCAAAAGGTAGCGAACAATCGTTTAAGTTACTATTCAAACTTCTATATAATAAAAATGTCCAGGTAAAATATCCTGGAACTCAGATGCTTCGCGCATCAGATGGTAGATGGCAACAAGATGTATCGTTGTTTATTAAAGTTTCAACAGGAACACCTGATTTAATTGAGGGTAAACTTGTTGATGTTATTAAACCAAACACAACTTTTAAAATTCTTGTTGATCGTCGTCAATATGTTGAAATTGAAGTTGATAGAGTTGTTCAACTAAGCGATAACACTTATGAGATTTTTATTGATAGAAAATTTTATGGAAATATTGAAGTTGGCGATGTAATTCGATACCAAACAATATTTGCTGGAACTATTGTAGCAACTACATCAAAAATTTCTATTGTTGATGGTGGATCTGGTTTTAAATCTGGACAACTTTTTGAAATTAAAAATGGTTCTGGTGTTAGATCTATTGTTAAAGTTACTCGTGTTTCTACTGCCCAATATACTGGCGATAACACAGCTGGTAAAATTCTGGCTTGCGAATTTATTAAATTTGGTATCGGATACGCAACAGATTTTACAATATCTGTTAATGCTTCCCAAGACTATTTTTCTACTTCCGTTCCACCACTGCTATCTTCTGTTCTTGTTAATGGAACAAATGTTACAGTTACTGAAACAACAAATGGTAATGCTGAACAAGGTTATATTAACAAAGCAGATTATGCCTACACTTTTGGTAGTGGCGCAACAGCAACAGCAACACTTTCTGGAAGTGGTGTAGGTTCTGTCACAGTAAATACTGGCGGAACAAATTATGGTAATGTTGTTACTGCTACTTTTTCCCCTGCTCCAACAGGTGGAGTAACAGCAACTGGATCTGTAACAGTTTCTAATGGAGTTGTTACTGGTGTTACTGTAGTTAATGCTGGATCTGGATACACTAGCGCACCAACTGTTACTCTTACTGCAATTGATCAACAATTTTATATGGATGGATCATTTGCTGGCCAAACTCTGGGCACATTTACAACTCAGGCGATTAGTCAAGTTGTTTCTTCAGTAAGTAAAAACCAAGCAATTTTAAAAATTCAATTAGGTTCTTTAGCAAATTATCCAGGATATTATACATCAAATGCAGGATTTTTGAGCGACTCTATCTTTATTCAAGATAGTAAATATTATCAAGCATTCTCTTATGTTTTACAAATTGATGAAAGACTTTCTTCATATAAAACTGCAGTAAGAACAATGGTTCACCCTGCAGGTACAGCATTGTTTGGTGAGTACCAAATATCTAACGAATTTAATGTTGGGGCTGCTTTACAATCTCTCGTAAGAATTTTGGCGCTGAGTTTAAAAGATTCAGCTTCAATGGTTGATACTGCCGATAGTTCTGGTTTGATTATAAATTTTTCTAAGGCATTGACTGAATCTGTTTTAATGTCTGAATCTCAGATTTTTGATGTATCAAAATCATTGACAGATTCAATTAACACCCCAAGCGATTTAGCAACATTATTGACTGGTAAGGCACTATCAGATTCAATTAGTACGCCAACAGATTCAACAACAAATGCCGTTGGTAAAACATTGGCTGACTCAATTTCAACACCAACTGATTCAACAATAACATTCGCAATAGGAACATCACTGGCTGACTCAATTTCAACGCCAACTGATTCATCTGTCAATGATGTGACTAAATATCTTACAGATGCGACTACTAGCGAAACCGATGCAGGTTATGTAGCAAAGAATCCTTACAGTGAGGGCAACTATTTTGCTGTTACCCCCATTTATTACAACAATGAAGTTGTGCAAACATTCTAATTGCCACTCATTATTTTTAACTAACAGGAGATATCCTTAAAATGAATATTCAAGAAAACTTAAAACCAACTGGGATGGTTACTGTATCCCACTTTAATTCTAAGGGCGACCTTATTAACAAATTTGAAGTTCCAAACTTAGTAGTTACTACTGGTAAAAACTATATCGCTTCAAGAATTAAAGATACAACTAAAACTGCTATGACTCATATGGCTATTGGTACTTCTTCAACTGCTGCTTCTGCAACTGATAGCACTTTAGTTTCCGAAGGCGGTCGTGTTACTCTTTCAGCAACTACAGTTTCAACTAATACAGTTACTTACACTGCTACATTTCCAGCAGGTACTGGTACTTCTACATCTCCAGGTGTTCAAGAAGCTGGCATTTTAAATGCTAGTTCTGGTGGCGATTTACTTTGCCGCACAGTATTCCCATCAGTTGCTAAAGCATCTGGCGATTCAATCGCAATCACTTGGGTTGTAACAGTATCTTAATTTTCGGATAAAACATGGCGACTTCATCTTCCCTTATTAAATCTCTTCTACACAAAACCATTGCGGAGGGTGTGTACAAGGAGATTTTGTCAAACGCATCAAGATATTATTACTTTTTGGGTAAGACACTAGCGTGGGCAGATGAAACTTCGCCACCATATCCAATTGACGATCTAAGATATGAAAGAGATACTCGTAATAATATTATTACATTAAAACAAATTCAACAAAATGATGTGGCATTTATTATTCCACGAATTGATTGGACTTATGGTAATGTATATGATATATACGACGATCAATATTCAACGCAAGTTCTTGGTGTAAATATCAAGGCAGGTGGAGGAAATTATCTTTCTGTTCCAACAGTAACTATTGACCCACCAGATTTAGCTGGTGGTGTTCAAGCAACTGCTTACGCATCAACATATAATAATGAAGTTGTTGCTGTAACTATGACCAATTTTGGTTCTGGATACACAAACCCACCTGCCGTTACTTTTACTGATCCTTCTAATACTGGATCAGGTGCTGTTGGTGTTGGTGTTATTGGTGTTTCTTCTACTGGAAAGTTCTCAATCGAAGAAGCAGAATTTTATGTTATGACAGACGAGTATAATGTATACAAGTGTCTAGATAATAACAATGGAGCCAAGTCAACAACAAAACCTATCGGCACTCAAGTTCTTCCAATCTCTTTGTCTGATGGTTATATTTGGAAATATATGTTTAATGTGCCATTGGCATTAAGAACAAAGTTTTTAAACGATCAATATTTCCCTGTTGTTACTGCACTAAGTCAACAATTTTATTCTAATGGCGGTATTGAGTCAGTAAAAATTGATAGTCGTGGAACAGGATATTCTGCCATGACATTAACAGTTGATGGTGATGGATATTTGGCAAACGATCCAGTTTATCTTGGTAGCAATTCTATTACTACAGGTGGATATGGTTATGTTGATGGAGACACAATTTCAATCGCAGCACCGTATACAGTAACAAGTACTTGGACTGCTAGTACCAATGTGTATCTTGGTAATCTAATTGGAACATCTACAGGCAAAATCTATAAAGTTGCTCAAGCTGGAACAACAGGAGTTTCTGAGCCATCATTTAGAAGCGGAACAGTTTCTGACGGTACTGCTGCTTTGACATTTATTGGCGAGGGTGCTAAGGCATACCCTTCTTTCAATTCCTTCACTGTTGCTTCTACTATCGCTATCGCTGATACTGCTGGAGGATTTACATGCGGAAATTCTTCCCTTGCTGTTGGCGATATTATTAAAATTACAGGAACAAAGGGTGGAACTGCAACCTTTACTGGTTATACAACAGGAAACTTGTACAAAGTTTCCGCTGTAACTGGAACATCTCCTAGTGTTACTGGTTTCACATTAACAACTACAACTGGTACTGCCCTTGTTACAACTGCTGGTACATTAACAGGATTAACATTTACTGCTGGGGCAATTAGGACAGTAAATGTATTAGGTGGAGTTAGAGAAATAAACTTGACTTCATATGGTTCTGGTTACACATCAAACCCAACAATTAGTTTTACTTCACCAACAAAAACATTTGATGGCAGTATAGTTAATACCACATCTGAGGTTATTACAATTGGTTCTCATTGGTTTTCTACTGGCGATAAGGTAACTTACTCTAATGGTGGTGGAACAACTATTCCTGGATTAGTAAACAATACAATCTATTATGTAATTAAGTCTTCTTCGACTGCTGTAAAATTGGCATCGACTTACGCTAATGCTATTGCTGGAACAGCGATTAATTTAACTGGTACAGGGGTTGGTTCTTCGCATACTTTAGCAAATGCTTTAGATTTACCATCCGCTTATGCTGTAATTTCTCCAACTGGAGTTGTTCAAAGAATTATAATTTTAGATTCTGGTGCCAATTATACAACTGTTCCTACGGTAACAATAGGAACTGCTTGGACCGCAACAACAGCAGTAACTTTGGGTCAACAGTATTCAGTTGGAACAAAATTATATACTGTAACAACAGCAGGAACTACTGGTTCATCTGCGCCAACAAGCACTACTCTTGGTCAAATTGTTACTGATGGAACTGCATCACTGCAGTGGGTTGGTTATGCTGCAGTAGGAACAGCAGTATTAAGATACGGATTTGGTTACTCAGGAAACCCATCAATTGTTATTAACACAACAACTGGAACAGGTTTTTCTGCTGCGTTTCAATCTTCTAAAACCAATGCTAAATTAATACCTTTGTTGGAAAATGGTCAATTGGTTGGTGTTCAAATTGACGATCCAGGAATTGGTTATAGTTCTGCCACTGTTACAGCAACAGGCGATGGCTCTGGATGTAAAGTTTCTCCAGATATTTCTATTGGTAATATTAATACATTACAGGCAAATAACGAATTACTTACAACTCCAGGGTCAATCAATAACATTCAGGTAATTAGTGGTGGGTACAATTATGGTGTCGCAACTATCAATATTATCGGCGATGGAACTGGCGCAACTGCCGTAGCAACCACTGTTGGTGGAAAAATAGATAAAATTACAATTACCAACCAAGGGTCTAATTATAGTTATGCTGATATTGAGATTACTGGAAATAGTGGATCAGCAGGAGCAACTGCAAGAGCAATTATTTCTCCACCAACTGGACATGGTAGAGATGCTTTCGATGAATTATATTCTAAAACATTAATGTTCTACAGTAATGTCTCTAGAGATAAAAATCAAGGATTTGATGTTGCTAACGATTATCGTCAAGTTGGAATTATAAAGAATCCAAGATACTACAAAACAACAAATAGATTCGCAGATCCACTTGGTTCTGGTTGTTTTACCATTTCTGCTTCTTACAACACAGCAAATTTTGTAAGAGATATGGTTCTTACTATACCAAGAACAGTTGATGGAAATTCAGAACAGAAAAGATATATTGTTATTGCAACTAATTCGACTGGAACAAGTTTATTGGTATCATCTTTAGATGGTGATACTCCATTGGTTGGAGATCAAATGACAAATGCTAATAGTCAATTTATTAGCGTAGCTGCAGTGGGTAATCCAACTGTTGATAAATATTCAGGTGATATGTTGTTTATCGATAACAAGGCTGGATTTACGCCATCAGCTGATGAAACAGTTACCCTTAGAACTATCATAACATTCTAACTAAATAGTTAAGATTATAAAAGAAGAGTAAAACATGCTAGATTTCAATA